GTCGTCCAACATCGTCTCGCAGGTCGGGCAATCCAGCCCCCAGCGTCGAACCGGGGTGTTGTCCTTGCGCATGGGCCTGCGGTGCGTGTGATCCACTCCACCGAGAGCGACCGCCTGCACATCGGATCGTGCATAAAGCGTCACAGCTACTCCTCTGTCGTTGGTGAACTGCAGCGCGGGCACGAGCGCACCCACGCTTGGGCCAGGAATCTGCACGTTTGGGACGTGCATCGCTGGCCACGCCTGGTACCGATGACGAGCCCGGCGCCCGCTGTCAGCATGCCGTTCTCGCCATTGGCTGACTTGATCTTACGAGCGTCATCGTCAGAAACCACGACGTGACCGCCGCTGCGGGTCGCGTCGTACTTGCCACCGCCGGGCACGTCCAGCCCGTAGCAGCCCCCCGGCAACTCCACTCGCTGGCTCACGACTACTGAACCCCCACCGAGACCGAGACGGCGCCCTGGCCCGGAACCGCGACCTCGACGATGGTGTCAGTGGCCGCGTGGTCGTAGGACAACGCTGGAGTGAACGAGAAGTTCAGCGACGCAACCGTGATCTTGCGGGTCTCGGCATCGGAACCGGACCCGATGACCACCGTGTCGCCCGTAGCGAAGTTGGTAGCAGAGGTCGCGGGAACCGTGGTCACGCCAGACGCAACGGCCGCCGAGAGCGTGGTCGAACCACCCCCGGCAACGGGGGCGCCCGGACCGGTGCAAGCGTAAAGCGAGCCGGAATTGCGAACCAGCTCGGCCTGGCTGCCGGGAGGGAACGGCAAACCGTTGCCCGGGTCGACCCCGGCGCCACCCAGGTACAGGGTGGACAAGCCGATGTTGGTGATGGTCTGGTTCTCGCGGTTGCTCGACGGGTTCCAGATCAAGGTCGGCGCGGTACCGATCCCATTGATGTTCGGGAGTATTGCCATTCGATGTCCTTTCCGTGAAGGGGGGCCGGTGGGTCAATCCGGCCCCCCTCACACTCCGGTCAGGTCGTAACGAGGACCGACACGTTGGTCGTGCCACCCGCCGTGATCCCGTAAAGCTCATGGGCACCAGCGGAATGGGAAGACGTGGTGAAGCTGTCCCCCGCGAACAAGACCGATCCGTTGCCGATCGTCACCCCGTTGGTCGACCCGAGGTAGACCGTTTCCGGACCCGCGTTGGTCACCGTCCAATTCACCGCGCCCGAATTGCTGGTGAGGAGAACAGCAGAGGTTCCGACGCTGGTCACGCGAAGGGGGTCAGGTCAGACGCCTGGATGCCCTGCATGAGCCCGCAGTACTGGGGGGCGTTGCAGACCAGGGCGCCGTACATGAACATCGAGTAGCGGAACGTCGGGTCGATAACGGGCCAAGAGATGCTCAGGTAGTCCTGGACCATGGTCATCTCCCAGACGTTGGAGATGTTGGACCAAGAGAACGGGAGCGAGTAGGACATGCCCGCGACCGTGCCCTGAGGCCACCACGGGTGAACCAGGAGCTTCAGAACCGACCGGGTGACCGGGTTCTGGAACTCACTGACGGCCGCACCGATGCGAACCCCGGAGGTGTCGCCCTGCTCGACCGTGAGCCGGTAGTTGGTCGCGGCACCGACCTGCAGCACGTCGTTGGACAGGTTCATGATATCCGTGCTGTTACCGATCAGCTCGGACGGGTCGGCCTTGAACGCGCCACCCACGTTGCCGTACTTGGGGTCGCCGTTCCACAACCCGTTCAGCATCTGGTAGACGCTGTTGTACGTCAGGTGCGTCCCGACGTTCGGGTTGTAGTACCCGGCCTGCCAGCCGACGCCCGTCGGGTAACCGGCGCCGGTGTCCTGACCCGCAAGGGTCGGGATGATGCCGGTGATCCGGTTTGCGCCGTTGGTCGGTCCGGCCGTGACCGGCGGATTCGGCGTCGCCGGGGTCACCGAGTTGGGAATGGTCGGACCCTGAACGGTGAGCCGACGTCCGCCGATGCCGGTGGCATACCGGTACATGGTGGACTGGGTCGGGGCACCGGCGGCCTGGTTGTTCACGTAAACGTTCCAGAACATCGCCCCGGCGGGCAGGTTCTGGGGCAGCGTGACGTCGATGACCTGGGTGCCCAGAACGGCGCCGAGGTCGGCCGACTGGGTGTTCATCACGGTCTCGCCGAAATAGTTCGCAGCGGTGACCGTGACCCAGAAGTGGGACGATGCGGGCAGACCGGTCTCGTTCGCCCCGGCGGTGCGCAGGGCCAGCGTGACGGCCGTGGTGGGAGCGGCGATGGCGGTCGTGGTACCCGCGATCATCGCCGCTTCCTCGTTCAGCATGAACTCCTGAAGGAGGATCAGGTTCGCCAGCGCCGAGATGTCCTCGAAGCCCTGACCCGAGAACTGGGCCAGCCACGACAGGGACTCGGACAGCGCGAAGAACTTGTACGGCACGTTGATCTGGGTGGCCGACTGGCTGCCCGTAGTGCCCGGCATGTTCGTGCCGTAGTTGTTGGACTGCGGGGTGGTCTCGGCGGAGCTGATGTCGATGAACTGACCGGCGCTGCCCGTACCCGAACCGGAGATGCCGGTGACGACCTTGGCCTGGCGGCTGGTGCCCTGGCCCGGCACACGCGGAATCTTGTTCCGCAGCGGGCTGTAGACCGGGTAGATGAGCCGCGAGGGGCTGACCAGGTCGTAGGGCACGAAACCAGCCGACCCGAGCGCCGAACCCGCCAGCGGCGAGTTCAGGGTGATGTTCTTGCCGAGCGCCTCGGACAGGATCGTCGAGACCTGGTCGGTCATCTGCTTCATCGGGTTCTGGCCCGGCATCCCCATCGCGGCGGTGAACGCCCCGAACTGACTGGAGAACGCGGGGTTGATCCCGGCCACGACCGACTGCGGGTCGGTGTGAGACTTGGTCACCGACGCCTTGATCGCCTTGTTGGCGAGGAACGCGCGGTCCAGGATCTCTTTCTCGTCGGTGAGCGGCTGATTGCCGCCCGGACGGGCAAAACCCGCGCCCTTGACCAGCTCGGGGAGCCGGTTCGTGAGCATGTCGCCCGCGCTGTTGTACCACTTCGCCTCGTCGGCTACGGCAGTGCCGCCAGCCGGATTGGCGCTGGTGTCCACGATCTCGGCCACCTGCATGCCACCTTCCTGGTGAAACCTGTTGGTCTGGTTCAGTTCGTGGGTGTCTGGTTACGGAGAACTCGCTGTGCTGCTTCCCGCAACCCGGCATCTCCACTCGCGGCGATAGCTCCGTAGAACTTCGCCCGTTCCCGATCTTCTGCTGTCAGTGCCTCTTCGACCAGGGACCGCCGGTCCGCTGGCCCGGTTCCACCAGAGGCGGATTTGGTGACCACTCCCCGATGGGGAGCGACGTTTGGGTCGGGCTGAGAGCCGAGCTGGTCGACCATCGCCCGAAGTTCGCTGAGTTCGCCCGCCTGCTTCTCCACCAGACCGCGCAGTTCGGCCGTCTCCGCCGTGGTGCTGGCCTTGGCCACTGCGCCGATCTGTGCGGGAGTGCCCGGGGACATCGGGCAAAGGTACGGGTGATTGGCAGCCAGGTGGTCGTGCAGTACCCGCATCGCGTTCGCGGCCTGTGCCTTGGCCGCCGCCGCCAGCCGGGGACCCGCCGGACGGGATCCGGGGATCGAGTTGCCGTTGTTACCGGCCGAACCGGGGCTGGTCGAGGCGTGCCCGGCGGTGATGTTGGACCGGTTGAACTGGCTGGCGTCCCGCATCGTCTGGGTCGACCCGAAGCTGGCGTCGCCCGGTCCCGGCATGTGAGCCGGACCCTGGATGGAGAGCTGGGGGTGGCCCGCCGACAGGTACGGCCGGGTGAACTGCCCGGCAGTGATCTTGCCGGGCGTGACGTGCACGTTCGGATACATCTCGCCGAACGACTTGGACAGGGTCGCCCGTGCCTCGTCCAGGATCATCGTGTCGGTGTTGGTACCGTCCATGCTGGCGGCCTCACCGACGCCCTTGACGATCTGGCGGGTCTCAGTGTCCAGGTCGGCCCAGGCGTCGTTCATGGCGCCTACAAGGCCCTTCATCGTGGGGTATTCGCCCATGATGTCGTCGATGTGGTACGCCGAGCACAGGGCATCGTGCAGTCGGTTCACCGAGTAGCTGGCGGACTTCATCGTGTCCGGGGTGTTGGATCCACGGTTTTCGGACCAAATGCCGTTGGGCAGCCCGTCGCTGGCACCTTCGCCCTCGGTGCCCAGACCCGCGTCGCTCTCCAGTGCTGCCACCTGGCCGCCATCCGGCTCGCGGTGACGCGGCAGGGGCTTGCTGTCCTTGGCCTTTACGCCGTCGGTGGGCTGAGCCGACTTTCCCGTCAGGAATGCGGGTTTGTCCGAGTCGGACGATTCGGAGTCGTCGTCTTCCTCGTCGCCGTCGGTCTTCTTCTTGGCGTTCGCCGCGAACTGTGGGGGCATGCTGCCCTTTTCGAGGTCGGCGTCCTCGCGCTCTTCCAGATCGGCGTCGGCTGCCTTGTCGCCCTTGGGCAGCTTGGTTCCGCAATCGGAGCAGGAGCGCAAGCTGCTGTCCGCGTCGAAGCTGGATCCGCAGTTGGGGCAATCCTTCGCTCCCTTGGACAGGTCGGCGGCTGCTTCTCGCTTGTTGACCACGTTGGCCAGGTCTTTGGGGGTGAAAGTCGGCATACCGTCCTCGGATTTCTGGCCGTCGATCTCGGTGAACGTGTGCATCTTGCCGACGAACTCGATCTGGCCGTCGACAGCGGACTTGCAAAGTTCAAACGCGCAGTTTTTGTTTGCTGGCCGGTCGACCAGGGACAACTCGGCGATGATCCCACCGACGATCTTGCCGCCCGGAGCCTCATAAGAACGCACGATCTGGGGGCGAGCGATACCGACCGAGTAGGAGGTCAGAACACCCTTTTCGACCAGGTTCTTGGCCGTGGACTCGACGATCATGGAACGGACCCAATGGGCGCCGTCCTTGCCAACAACGACCTCTACGCCTTTACCCGCCGGATAAAGGTGGGGGCTGTGCTGGACCCGGACATTGCCGCCCGTGGCGAGCCACTCCTGTAGGGCCTTGCCGGACCATTCGGGGTCGACGATCTGGTTGTCGGAGTCGACTGTGCCATCTGTCGCCTTGCCGAATACCAGCAAGTCCCCGTCCGGGGTGTATTCCTTGCGGGTGATGGGGAAACTGAAGGTGGCCGTGCTCTGGACTCCGTCCACAGTGGTCGCCATCAGAAGTCCCCCTTTCCCTGAGTGGTATTGTACATGACGGAAACCTCCTGGCGCGATCAGCCGCCCCGGGTAAGGACGATGGTGGGCTCAAGATAGATCAGGATGACTTCGTCCTCGGTCTCAATCGCCCGGGGCGGATAGATGTCGTCCGGTGAACTGTAAGACATACCGACCTCCAGGGGGACGGCCATCAGCAGGAAGTTCTCCCGGCCAGCCAGCCACGAACCACCATCGTCCCCGTGAGCGATGGTCAATACGATCAGGGGCTGGATCAGATCGGCTGGGTTGAAGGTGGTGATGACCATCAAGCCGGACGCGGTTATCCGGGACAGTCCAAATACCGCCCGGGAGCCAGCGCTTGTCAGCGTTCCTTGTGTCAGCAGCCGGGTCGCGCCGCTGGCCCGCTTCAACCCGGCGGACACAGCTCGGCCGGTCCCCTCAGTGACAACCACGCCGATGGCATTTCGGGAACCGGCCGAGTGGATCAGCCCAGCAGCGCGGATAGTCGACAGAGCCGTGACGCTCTTGCTACCCGATGCGGAGTCGAGAGATCCAGCAACTATCCGACCAGACCCGACGGCGGTATGCAATCCGGTCGACCGCAGCGCGCCACCTGCTGCCAGCCGGGCCGAGCCGACCGCACCGTGAACCGTCTGGACGACCAGCAGCCCGCCAGCCGAAATCGAGGACGAACCGAACGCATGGCGGATTCCGGACGGGGCAAGCGTTCCGGTGGCCAGGATCTGCGCCAGACCCTGCACCGCGTTCTGCTGAGACGGCGATATCCGGCCAGTGCCGGTCACCACCACCAGACCGGACGCCCGCCGGACAGCAGTCGCCAGCAGCGTGGCACCGCCCGCGATGCGGGAAGTCCCGGTTGCCCCGCGATTTCCGACTGGGAACACCGAACCAGAGGTTCGGACGGCGCTGGAACCGGTCGCGATCTTGGCACCGGCGGAGGCCATCCTCGTGCCTCCGAGGACGCGGGAAGACCCGGATGTGGCCTTGGACCCCCTGGGAACGTCCGAGGCCGTCCCCGTGGTCACGACGGCCGTCTGTGCGGCCTTCCGTCCCTGCGGGACGTTGTTACTCGTGCCTCGGATGGCCGACGTGCCCGTATGGCCCGCCGGACCGGCGCTCGCCGTAGCCGAACTGGTGGCCGACGTGCGACCAGAACCGGACGCTTTCTTTACCCCGTTCGGCGAGTCGGTTCCGGTTCCCTGAATGGTGGTCGAGTTGCTGGCCACCTTCCGGCCGGTGGCCGCCGTCGCTCCGGTGGCCCGAATCGCGTTGGTGGTGATTCCGGTCTTTTTGCCTGCTGGAACCGTCGAGGCCGTGCCTCGGACGGCGCTCGAATTTACTCCCCCTTTGGCTCCGATCGGGCTCATCGAGCCGGTGGCCCGGACAGCGCTGGGGTCGCTGAACGCGGGTGCGCTGCTGGGCCGGATCGTGACGGTCCAGGTCACGTACGCGTTGGTGGAAAGGTTTGAGGTCCAGTTCGGCGGGGTGACTGTGGCACCGGACGAATACGGGGTGAGGTTGGTCGCCGCTGAGACCTGAGTGGCGCCACCACCGGCGATCCACCCGACCGTGGTCTCCTGTCGGGTGAATGGAGCGACAGTGGTCATGGTGGTCGGCCCAGTAGTGACCCGGGACATCGACGCCGATACCGCTGCACAGTTCGCCACTGTGGTGACCACGCCCACGCAGGGCCAGGCCGTGCCGCTGGCCGTTGCGGCACGGCTGTTGAACCCGTCGATGGGGGTGGTTCCGTCGACGCCGTTGAACAACAGCAAGGCCCCGGTGAGCTTGTTCGCCGTGCTGCTGGCGATGGTGATGTTGCCGGTCTCACTACCGGTACAAACTTTGATAAGGAACCGGGTGGTGCCCGACCCTGCTGGAGTATTGGTGCTGTCCTTTAGCGTGAATCCAGTCGGGTCGGTCGGTGTGTCGGTACTGAGATGCTCCCAGAACAGAACAGCGAGGTCGCCAGCGGACGGGTTTACTGGCGACCCCCCACCCGGAGGGGTCACCCCCCACGGGATGGTAGCCGATGTTGCGCTGGCTGAGCCGCTACTGGTCCCGACGAGGGCTACGGCCACCGGATCAGACGACGGTCAGGGTATCGGCGGACAGCGTGAACGTGCCCTGGGCGTTGAACGTCTCGGTGGTGACCTTCTGAACGATTCCGGCACCGACTGTGCTGGTATTCACCGGGTTGGCGTTGGCCAAAGTGGTGGACAGGGTGAACACGGCTCCCGTTACGGTGCCGACGTAGTAAACCGTGCCCGCCGTGGTTCCGGTCGGCAGTGTCGCCCCCACACCGGGGAACAACACGACCGTGTCATTCACTGAGTAGGAACTGCCCGGAGCGGTGAAACTGCCAGGGCTGGCCAGCGTACAGGTGAACGCGAACTGGGTGGCACCGCCGTTGGCGCCCATCCCGGCGAACGTGCCGCCCGTAACCAGGCTCCACAAGCCGACGAACGCGACCGTGGTGGACGGCGGAATGTCGAAAGTGGGCAGCGTGCCGTTCGCGGCCTTGGAACCGGTCGAGGCCGTGGCCCAGGTGATCGCCTTACGAGCGTACGCAGGCGACCCGCCGGTAAGCTCGCCGGGCGTGCCGGTGGCACTGTACGAAGTGTGGAGGCTGGCGAACGCGATCATGGAAGTGGCGACTTCCAGACCCTCCAGCATCTTGTTCAGACCGAGGGTGGAGAACGGCATGTCAGCTCCTTTATGGCTGTGAAGCGGGTTCGAGGATGAACTTACCGACGAACCAGTCGAACTGGGTAGACATCAGGGGGTCCATCCACAAGGCGTGGTAATAAACCCCGGGGGTCAGGTCGGCCGTCGCGGCTGCCAAGATCGACATGGTGACCGTCGATTTCACCGTATCGACGGTGAGCTGTCCTTGCGAGGTCAGCGCCTCGGTTATACCGACCAGAGGAACACCGTCCTCGGTCGGGTCGGTCCGAATGACGTATTTGAACGATTTGCCCACGACCGGATACGGCGCGATTCCGTTGGCCAGCTTCATGGCAAACTTGATGCTCTGCTGGCCACCTCGTGGCAGTTTCAGGTCCCACGGCAAAGTGAGAATACCGACTGGCATCGGTCAGTCCCCCTTGGGAGCGTGCCGGTCACGAATCTGGATCCACTCGGACCAGGAGTCGTACATTTCGTCGCCCGGGTTCAGCGTGACCACGCCGTCGCCCTGGGTCAGCCCATCGGGGCTGTACATCGCGGCTGGCACAGTGAGGCTGCCGTCCGGGTTCTTGGTGGGCCTCATCCGTTGGCCTCCAGCCATTCAGTCAGGTCATCGAAGTACTCGGTCAGCATCTTCCCCACGTGATCATCGCCATCGAACACGCCGCTCTTGAGCGTCCGGCTGACGGCCTCGGCTCGTTTGGGCTTGGGCGAGGTGACATACGCGCTGTATGCCTCCGCGAACATTTCCACATTTCCGTTGCCGTGACCGCCATGGGTCGTGTCCCGATAATACGGCGCCAACGGAATGTACGAACTGTTTGTCGGATCACTGAAATCCTGGAAACTGCCAGCCAGTTTTTCCTTGTCGTAATCGTTCAAACCGTTGAAGTACGACATGAACCCCCCGCCCCAGGGCGATTGGCGCTGGTCTGAGAAATAGGAACCGTCGCTCCCCAGTGAAGCATCGAGCGCGTGGCCCAATTCGTGCGGCACCATCGCATGGCTGCCATGCCCCACCGTGTTCCCGAAGACCATCCAGGGCTGGGTGGTACTGGATCCCGATTGATGCGCCCCAGCGCTGTCCCGGAAGGAAGTGCCCTCGGTGTATCCACCGGGTTTTGCCCCTGCCAGCTCGGGGTGATAGTCCTCCACGGTCTCGGTTCCGACGTCGATCCGGTATCCCTGAGCGGCAATGATCTTGTGGTGCGACTCGGGAATCGAGAAAAACTCTCTCATGTGCTTGTCGACCACGGAGGTGCCTGGATCCTCGTGAATCTTCAGGTTCTTTCCGTACATGTCGACGATGCGCTTTCTGCGCGCTTTTATCTTGGCCGCCTGAGTGGCCGACTTGGACCGCACATTGGTGAACGCGTCACGTCGTGGTCCAAAGATGTGCTTCTCGGCCAGCAGCAACGCGTGATCGTGTTGCTGCTTTATACGTTCCGCCTCATCCAGGGCCTTCTGGTGTTCTTCTGCCCGGGTTTTATTCGCGGCCTGCAACGCCAGGGCAGCCTTGTCGAACGAGCCAAAGCGCCTGGCGTTCGCGCCGTCCTCGTCCTGGTAGTGGAATTTGCCCTTGCTGTCCGGGCCGAACACCAGCCCGATCCGTTTGCCGTCCTGGAATACCTTCATGCCCTGGTATTCCAGCCCTCCGGGGGGCTTTGGCGCGTCCGGTACGTCCGGCGCTCCGGGCTTGGTACGCGCGGGCTTCAGTTTCGGTTTTGGCTGGTCCGGCTCGACCGGCCCGTACAGGCGTGGTTTGCTGCTCGGCTTGAACCTGGCCCGGTACGTCTCCTTGTGGCCCGAGTCGAAATGAACCTGCACCTGGCCGTGCTCGCCGCCCTCGGGCCGATCGTGGCTGGCCACCGTGCCGTGACCGTGACTGTGGTGGAAGACCCGCCCCCCGGGGGCTTCCGGTCCGACGAAGATCCAACCGTGGATATATCCCTTTGGTCCGACTTTTTCAACCTTCGTGCCAATTTCTACCAAGTCCGAAAACTGCCCGGTCAGTCGGTCGGACGCGGCCTGGATGCGCTGGTCTTCTTCGTTCACGACAGCACCACCGATATCGTCCCGTCCTGTGCCACGTCGACCACCCGGAATTTGCTCCCCCTGGGCAGTATGATCTCCCGGATTTTGTTGTGGGTGTCCGCATACGTGACGTGCTGGCCTTTTCGGGCCAGGATACGAAACATCGCCCATTGTTTGCCCGGATCCAGTGTCCCGGTCTTCTTCTGGTGTTTGTGCTTGGCGTCGGCCACCAGCTGCGCCCCTGAACGTTGCATGGCCGTCGAGGTGTACGCCAAATCGCCGTATTCGAACCCGGGCACAAACTCGCCCACCTCGGTACCTGTGAGCTGCATCGTACGCCAAAGCTCGGTATCCTCGGACAACTGGCCGCGCTCGATCGCCTGATCCATTTTGCGAACCACATCGCCCAGAGACACCGGGTACTCAGCGATCGTACCGGTATTCATCGTGGTCGTGTCGTCGTCGGTCGGAACCCGGCCAGACCTGAGTATCTTGGAAACCCGGCTATGGATACCGCCGAACGTCATCCGGCGAGTCTCCGTGACCAGCTCGGTCGGTAGACCCTCCGGTACGCGCTGACCAGCCTGGTAAACCATCTTCCCTGGCTTGCCACCCCGGATTTCCACACGTTTCCAATTCGGAGCCGTGCTGAACGAACTATCGTCGAAATGCTCCGGTCTGGGCTGCAGCTTCGGTTCGCCGTGGCCGTGACCAGCAGCGAAGTCGGCCTTGTGGCCCGAGTCGAAATGAACTGATACCGAGTCGCCTCGGTGTTCGTTCACTGTGCCGTGCCCGTGGTGGGGGTGAAACACCCGGCCGCCAGCGCCAGGCACGCCAACGAATACCCAATTGTGCTCGTAGCCCTTGGGCCCGACCTTGTTCAGCTTGGCGTCGTGCATCGCCCGGTCCCAAGGTCCGTCCTCGTCGTCGACAACGCCGACGTGGGCACTGATGGTCGGTTTACCGGCGTGCTGATGGGCCAATGCCCGGTGGTATCCGTCGGCAATCACGTACGGACCGTCGCCTGGAGTCTCGACCAGGAAGATCGGGTCCATCTTCTTGCCGTCCTTGATGGCCCGCGCCATCCCGCGAACCTTCTTCATGTCTCGGCCGCCGGGACGCCGCGCCATGTCGATCTGCTTGAGCGGGACGTCCTCGGGGCTGGACCATTTGGCGTCCCTGACCCAACCCAGCACCTTGTCCGGATAGTGACCCGACAGTTTGTCGTGAACCGCCCCCGGGCTGAACTTGATGACGTCGCCTGTTTCCCAGACGACATCGTCAGGAGACCAGACCATGTTCTCGGTCACAAGACCTCCAGCTCGATGACTCGGTCGCTGCCCTCGCCGTTGTCACTGATCACCCGGAACCGCGTCTCCCGGGGTAGCAGTACTTCGTGTTCCCCAGCGAAATAATCCAGGCTGACGCTCGGCCGGATGGCCTTCCTTCCCGCTGGTACGTGAATTTTGGTAACAACCCCGGGCGTCGGTCCATGAGTGAACCCGACCGTGATCGACCGGTCGGTAGTGGAACTAGCAAAGGCTTTGTCAACGAACGTCTCGCCAACTTTGCTGCCGGAGGCGCCAAATACCGTGTCCGCATCCCGGAATCCCCGGTGCACTTCGATCGGGCGTTCCAGCGCTGGCACCAAATCGAACAATCCGTCGAGTTCCCGGATCGTTGATTTGTCCTCGTCGCTGGCGGCTGCCCCGTGCCGCAAATGCTTGTTGATCGGAACATAGCCGCTCCTGGTGTACAGGTCGAGTGCCTCATCCTGTTCGTCAGTGAGCTTTCTCCGATGGAATCTGGGTACCGATTCGAACGCTTCGTCGCCGGACAGTCCAGGAACTCTCTCAATTCGGGCAGAACCGTTGTGATGACCGGTAACGAATTCGGCCTTATGCCCCCCGTCGAAATGAACCGATGCCGAATCACCACGGTGTTCGGCCACCGTGCCGTGTCCGTGGTGCGGATGGAACACTCGGCCTCCGACACCCGGCGCCCCCACAAAGATCCATCCGTGGACGTATCCTTTGGGGCCGACCTTGGTGACCGCACGGGGCGGGACCTCCATGCCGTCCGGCACGGCGATTATTGCACAACGACAATTCGGGTGACCAGGGGGGGCGTCGGTACTCGTGCCACCGAAGACCGAACCCGTGGGGATGGCGCCCATCGCCTCGTTCGCGTCGCAGGGGACGCAGACCGTGGTGTCGTCGGCGGTGACCCACTGAACCCGGCCGACGTCCGCGTGCCGATACTCGGACAACGTGCCCTGGCTGACCGCCCTGGCCGTTTCGGTACGGGCGATCATCCGAGCCCTGTTTGGGTTTATCAGAATGTTCTCAATGTAACGAGCCAGCGTGTCGGATGCCCAGCCCTCCTTCAACGACAGGTGCAGCGCCTTGGCCAGCTCGTTCATCCGGTTGTCTTCGATCGACCGGATGGTAGCGACGCCGTACGTGTTGAGCCAGCGTCTCAGGTCCTTGGATGTTCGTACGATCCGGGCGGCGGTCGGGTTGCCGGGGGACCAATCGCCCCAATCCGGGTCTTTCGCGGCCACCACCGCTCGGCCCGATTTGGCACCGAGGAACCAGCCCTCACGCCAGAGTTCGTTCAACATTTGCCGCAACGATACCGACCAGCGGGCCACCTGCGCCGCGACCCAGGGCTTTGGGTCACCGCCTGGCGGGGTCTGCCCCTCGGCCTTGTTGGCTCTCAGCCACTGGTCGGCTATTGCCTCGGTGTCGACCAGAACACCGCAGGCGGCCAGCGTCCGGCTGTAGTGAATCGCCAGCGCTTGGTCATACCGCCATCCCGGGAAGTCCCTCGTAGCCCGCCCAGGGCCCAGCGCTTTTGGGAGATTCCCGCTCCCGATGTCGCTACCGTTCTCATGGTCGTGAATGGCGTCGGCCACCACGTGCTGACTGTTCTCCCGTGGGTCATTGGTATCGGCGGGAATGCCGTCCCCGGCCTCGTTGGGGTTGTGTCCATCCTCGCCCGGGGCACGGTGCCGACGGTTTTCCACAACGTCCATGTCGACGTCGTTCAGGTCGTGCTCGGAACCCACTTGCAGGGGTTCGTGGTCCCGTTCACCGGGCGAAAACCCACCGTGAACCCCTGGTTTTCCCACGCCAGCCCGGAACCGTCGCCGATTGTCCCGTGGAGTGCCAAAACCCGGCGGTTTGTGTTCAGCTCGTTCACCCGGCACCGTCTTCCCGATCTCGACTTCGACCATCTTCAGGACAGTGGCGTCCACGAACTTGTGGGCACCCCGGCCAGCGTATTCACCGGTAACCTCGTGGTGACGCAGGTTGCAATAGCCCTTGGCGTTGGCTTCGGACATCCCGGCGTGCTCCATCACGCCCCGGACGCACTCCATGAAGTCGCCCGGATGTCCCCAGGCCACGTGGGTTCGCCAGTATTCCCGGCCCCGTTCGGCTATCGCTTCGTCGCTCGGGGTATCGGCGGTATGAGGGACGCCCGATTTGGTCGCTTTGCGCTTCTTTTTGGGCCGGGCCAGCGGTTGGTCCATCGCCGCCTGGATGGCGTCCCGTACGGCCTTGCTGGTCACGCGTCACCAACTCTCTTCACGACAACGACCAAGGGACCGTCTTCGTCGTCCTCGTCCCATTCGGCGCTGACCACCTCGAATTTGCCGCCGGACAGCGTCTCACCGTCGCCCTTGGTCGAAGCGCTGTCCGCCTTGAACCGGTCGATGTCGACGCCGTAGCCGTCCTGCATGACCAGCTTTACCGGCGACGCGTATTCATCGTCGTCGTACATGCTGGCCGTCGCGTAGTCGACCGCCTGGTCTTCCTGAGGTGTCCAGGAACTGACGTCATGGGCGAACACCATGCCGGGCGGGAACATGTCCTCAACGGTCGAATCCTCGTCCGGCGGGGTGACCATCATGCCTCGGTACAGCGGGCCACCTGTCGGTTTCTGCTGCCCCATCCACTCGTTCAGGTGGCTGGCAGCCGAGGCGACCTCATGTTCCCAATCCTCGCCGCTGAACTTGTCGCCACCGGCGCCATAAACGCTACCGCCCTCAACAAAATCGGGCTCGTTGCGCAGGTCGGCGCCATCCGCGTTCTCGTGCCACGGCCGCCCGTCTGCCTTGTTACGGGCGGCCTGCCGCACCGCGCCCATCGCTTCCTTGTTGGTGGACCACACGTCGGCGGCTCGCTGGTTCGGATCGTGGTTACCGAGCAGCGGATGGTCGCTGCCACCCTCGACCTTGATCCAGCCGTGAATATATCCCTTCGGTCCGACCTTTACGACGTCTGGCTGTCCGTCGTGTTTACCGGAAGACTGGTTGTACCATTCATCGTAGTTCTCCCAAGCCACCGGGTCGTTTGCTTTGGGCGGTGGCAGCTTGGCCATCGCTTCCTGCTGAGTCTGCAAACGCGTCTTGGGCTGGGCAGCCGCCGGTGAACCAGGCTTGTCCGGCTTGATCGTCATCGGCCCGGCTTGGGCGTTACTGGTCGAGCCACCCTTCTTGGGCTTCTTCTTGCCGTCCTTCTTGGGCTTCTTCTTGGGCTTCTTGCCCGCACCCTTCGGTGGCGCCTTGCCGCTGTAGTGAACCGCGATGGCGCCGTTCTCGCTGCCCGCGTATATCCCGGTGTTGGTCTGGCCGAACTGTCCGCCAGCACCGCGCGGGTGCTTGGACTCGTCGTACACCACGTTCCACGTCTTCTCCACGTGCGTGGACAGGCGCTCGATCACGTCGGACGGCTGCTGGCCCAGACTCAACATCTGGTCGATCAGGTCCAGGTGGTTCTTGGTGATGAACCTGCACTCCCATGTGTCCAGGTCCCGGCCCTTGTTCAGGTGGCGCGCCAGCATGTCCAGCTCGGCCAGCGTCGGTTTGAGGAGCGAGACATCCTCGGCCGAGACGATGAATTCGCCCTTGGTGGCCTTGGCCTTCACTCCGGCCGCTGGCTTCTTGGCCGCCGGTTTGGCCTTTTCCCCTGCCTCGGCGGCCTCAGTGCCCGGCGGGGGGGCTGGCGGCTTGTTGCCTGGGCCGATGGTCTGGATGGTCGGGGGAGATGGCGGAGTGCCAGGTGGCGCCCCGGGTGGTGGCGGACTGCCGGGTGGCGGTGCGTTGGGATCCGGCTCGCCAGGTTGCGGTCCCGGCTGCTCGGTCATCGGGTTGTACTGCCCGAGCGGGGTGAACCCGCTGGCCGTCATGATACCCGGGTCGGACGTCTCCGGCAGACCCCAGGGAGACTTGCCCAGCTCGGCCCGACCCTCGTCGATCGATAGCAGAGCCGTCTTGATCTGGTTGGTCAGAACCTCTGTCTTGGTGGCCTCGTCCTCGCCCTCCTCCAGACCCTCGAAGATGAACTGCATATCCTCCTGCTGGAGGGTCTGTTGGATGATCTCGTCGAAGATCGAGGTCTTAAGCCACCACAGCAGGGGTTTGGTGGCCTTGCGTTCCTGGGTGTCCTCGCTGGCCTGTGCCATCTGGGCACTGCCGCCCATGGTCCCGGAATTGGCCTTGGGCGTGATGCCCAGTTCTTGGGGTTGCACGTCGAAACCCATGCAAACCATGTTCATGGTGAGTTCGTCGAACTGGCTGGCCAGCTCTACCGGCCGCTGGGGGTCGACCTTGGAGCCGGGCGGCAAGGCGATGACCTTGTGCTTCCAAGCCGGGTCGCCAGCGATGGCGTTCAGCCCGTTCTGCATTTCCTGGACTTGGTTCGGGGTCCAGCCGCTGTTCTCGCCGGGGCTCACGTACGCACCCGGTAGCGTGCCCTCGTCGAAATAGTCGAGCTGGAACTGCTGCCTGCGCAGTCCGGTCAGGATCGGCACGATGGTGCGTTCGACCGCCGGGAAACCGTACGGAGTCCAGGACCGGGCCGTGTACGGCAGATACAGCAGCTGGTCGCCCCGGTATTCACGGGCGGGTTTGTCCAGATCCTTGATATCCTCGCCGGTCAGCAAGGTCAGCAGGTCCACCCGGGGGATGCCCTGCAGATACTGCTGGTATCCAGGGGACGGCGGGGCGGGCTTGCCACCCTGCAAGTTCAGCAGCGGCCGGATGGTCGTCCCGTCGATGATCTCCAGGGCGGCCAGGTCCGACCCAAGCACGCCCTTTCCTTTGACCCGGCTGGGGTGAACGTACAGGCTCATCGCGTCGACCACGAAATGGTCTTCGAGCAGGGCGTCGATCCAGCTTGAGAAATTGCGGTAGTCCGGGTCCGGCTTCTTGAAGAACTTCAGGACCTTATCGCGGCGTTCGCCAAAATCCTGGTGCGCCTTGACATCGCCGCGCATCTTCTTTTCGGCTTCTTTGGTGGGGATGATGTCCCACTCGATGCCACGGATCTCGTTCTTGCGCACCTGGATGCAGGACCTGGCCACCGAGTACAGGTCCGCGTACGTGCGCAGCGTGGGGAAATCGGTGAGCTTGAGTCCCTCGGTGCCCGGGGGGCTGTGCGGCATGTTCCAGCCGACCGGGTACTGGAACCTGCGTGGCTCCGGTCGGTGCAGGTCGCCCTGGGGCGCGTCGATAGGCATCGGCTGGATGGGCGACAGTGGCCCGAACTGTCCCAGCAGGAACTCGGCCGCCGACCTGGGCAGCGGGTCGTACGTGTTCCCGGATCCGATGGTCCACTGCTGATACTGGGCCAGCAGCGGCGATATTCCTCCGTCATTTCCCAGCGTGTTCGGCTGGCTTGACGTCCCACCCTTCGGTCCTGTCGCACTGCTGCCCGCTACGATCCCGCGCTTGCTCAAGCGATCGGCCTCCGGCCTGTGTGGGCGGGCCACCTGCCAGGTCGGGCCGCCGCGCTTGTCCCCAAGTAAAACACCCCCCGGCCGAGACCGGCCATCGGCGCATGGTTGACACCGAGGCACGGACGGGTGTTGGCTGGCCCCAGACCCAGAGGGGATGGACCCGTGACCATGACCGTGCACGCCGCGACCGCCGACCAGCTCGAACGCTTGGCCGAACTGGTCACCCGCAAGTTTGGTGACTTGATGTCCGACATTTTTCAGGCTCACCTGCGCAACGACGTGATCAGCTTCGAGCAGGCCGATCACGAGATCGCCGACCTGTCCGCCCTACCGAACCGGAGTTCTCTGTGAGCGCATTCGAGGACATCGAGCTGAACGAGAAGGACCTGTCCGGCGCCGAGCTGTTCGTGATGAACGAGATCATCCGCGTCGATGCCATCCATGCCGTCCGCCACAAGGCTGAATACACGAACGCATCCACCCCGGCGGCAGTCCAGGCCGCGATGAATGGCTGTGCCGTCTGCCGGGCGTTCCTGCTCGACGAGCTACGCCGGATCAAGTTCCACGACTCGAACCTGGTCACCATGATCGAGCAGGCGGCCCGGACCCTGTCCGCTCAGCAGTTGGTCGACTTCGGAGAGACGGTCATCGACTTCGAGGACTGGTGGACCCACGTCCTTACCGAGGCGACTCGCGACCGGTACCGGACCAAGGCGCTGCAGATCGTCCGGCTGTTCCGGCTGGCCTGGCCGCTGGAGGAAGATGGAACTTGACGAACGGGCAAACCTTGTGCTCGTCTGGGGGTGGGGCTGGACTGGTGGCCCCACCCTTTTCTCTACAGGAAGGACGGTTCACGATGGCACTCGCTCTGGTGAACGCCGACAACCCGACCGAAGCCGTACCGCTGGAGAATCGCGACGATGCTGCCAGCACGGCCGCTGAGCTGGGCTGGCGCGAAAACGCGTACCTCGTCGTCGAACACGAGGACGAGGAGTTCCTGAACCGACTCACCCGCACGCTGGCCAGAGCCGAGGAGGACGGCGGCGAGGGCGAGACCACCACCGAAAACGAACTCGACAAGGTGGTCACCAAGGCCCGCCTGGTCACCGAGGACGGTCACATCTACGAAGTCGCTTTCACCGAGGACGGCCGCCAGCTCCGGGTCGCCGGTCGCGGCGACTCGGTTCAGATCGACCGCGAGACCCTTGACCACGGCGCCTGACAGGTTCACCGAAGGTGTGCCCCCGTGGGTGGTTGACACGGGGGCACACCCGTGATTGAATGGGTTTTGTAAGGTTCGAGACCGAGGGAAGGAACCCCCAAATGGCGGACACCAGGCAGCGAGTCGAGTGCATCGAGCACGACGGCGCCCATACCGGCACCGTGGTCCACGACTTCGGGTTCGCATACGGCGTGGCCTGGACTGGCCTGAACACCGACCCGGCGGTCGGCAAGGCCCACGGCAAGGACAGCCTGACCGTCGCTTACGACGCCGTCCGACCCGTGGCCAAGGTCGCTGACCGATGAACGCTGGCGAGGAAGTCCTGTGCACCGTGTGTGGTGGCCCGCTGGACCGCGACAGTCACGTCAGTGGCTGCCGGGTGCGCAGCGACCAGCAGGCATGGGAGGACAGCGTTCGCGACGAGCTGGCCCGACGTGGCGCCAACCCCGACGAGGTGGAGGCAGACGCCGAGGGTTTCGGCCAGGACTGGGCCGAGTACCGCGAATCCGAGCGCCCCGTGGCCGACTTCGTGGACGCCCTCATCGACGCCATGAGCCCGCCCGTGGACGGTGAGTGACGTGGCCACCGTCCCCCGTGCCAAGCTCGACACGCTGGCCACCCTCGCCCTGATCGAGCAGTACAACGAGGCCATCAGCTCCCACGCTGGCCGGTACACCGACACCGGTCCCCGCCAGCGCCGGATCGACTCCATCGTCGAGGAACTGGCCGCCCGAGCCGAGGACGGCGATTGCGACGCCATCGACTGGCTCAAGCCGTGAACGTGTGGATGGTCGAGGTCAGCCGGGACGGCGCGGATTGGCGCGTCGCCCGGCGCCCCGACGCCACAGGCTGGGCTTGGTCCGACTGGGAGCCGACCGCCCAGCGCTGGCGCCACGAGTTGCGCACCGCCAGCCCCCGCTTGTTCTTCCGGGTCACGCCCCACGTCCTGTGACATTGGGGGGTTGTCCTCTGGTCACAGATATGCTTGGCTGGTGTTTTGGCCCCCCGCCAGGGGGACGGACGAAGGGAACCGGGAAATGGCCGATTTCGTAGTACGGATGAGCACCGACGACGCCAAGTGTACCGAGCTGTTCGGCGACCCAATGACGACCGAGGGTCTGGAGACCGCGATCACGTCGGCGTTCTCCGGGTACGGCGTGATCGTGGACGAGATCCGGGAGACCACCACCCCCCGCGACTGACCGCACGAAATCGTGACCCCGGGACCCATTGTCTCGGGGTCACACGCGTGATTGGATGGGTTTATGGACACGAGCACGCAGTACCGGCTTTCCCTGGTGGATGACGCCATCCTGGCGAACGCCGACGACCCCGCCGCCAAGGCCAAGCTGGTCGCGTACCGCGCCACCATCGCCGATTCCCGCCCGTCCCGCGACGTTGGCGAGCTGCCCGGCTTCGCCGGGCGGTTGAGCGACGGTACCAGCAGCCGCACGATGGACGTTCCCAGCGCCACCGGTCCCCAGTACGGGTTCATCGGGCGGCTGATGGCCGAGCGCGACCTGGCCGCCCTGACCCTGCAGTCGGCTCGCTACTTCGACAAGCTGGTCGCCAAGTACCGCAACGACAACATCAGCAAAGCCGAGGCCAGCGAGCTGATCGACTGGCTGAACGACCAGCCCATGCTGGCGGCCAACGAAGATAAGCTCCTGATGGCTCGTCGCCTGGTCGGCCCTCGGCCCGCCAGTGAAGCCCAGCTGCGCATGGTGAACGCCAGGCGCTCCGCCAAGGGCCTGCGCCCCCTGGCCGCCCTGGAGCTGCTCGCCATTGACGTTGACGAGGAGCTGGCCATGGTCGCGGCAATGCCCGACACCAAGCGTCCGACCGAGGCAACGGCCATCACCGACGGCATGTATCGCAAGAACGACCAGATTTACAAGGTCCAGAAGGCTGTGCACGGCTCGGGCCACCTGTACGCCAAGCGCTTGGTAAAGCTGGACGAGCCTCGGCAGATGGCGCGCGGCATCCGTACCCACGAATTCGAGTACGCCAGTGGTGTCGTTAGCATCCTCACCCCGGCCGACAAGATGACCCTCGAAGAGGCCAAGACATGGGGCGCCCTTTACGGCACCTGCTGCTGCTGCGGCGCCCTGCTGACCGACGAGAAGTCGATCGAAGCCGGAATCGGCCCGATCTGCGCCGGGAAGTTCTGAATAAAAAACGAATCGGCCCCCACTGCTCCGGTACGAGCTTGGGGGCCGATTCGTGCGCGCTTGGGCGGATTGGATATTGACACGGCGTCCCGTGCCTCACCGTTTACCGCTCTCTCCCCGCGCAGGGAGTCTGTTAGTGACCCGGGTTGCAAGAATCCCGTGAACTGACCCCCCGGGTCACCGGTCTTGCCAGCGGTCCCGCACGTCCGGACGCTCCCCCCGCGAGGTTGGAACGAAAGCTGCTACGGGACCGCTGGGTCTTTGGGGGGCGGGGGGCGGGGGGCGAGACTGCCCGCCATAGCACCAGCCTACAAGCCGGAACCGGCAAATCGTCCAGCGAGGCTGAACGGGCAATCCCGCCCCCCTGGGCGGCGATGCTGGACCATCCGATCATGCCCGGTGCCGGTATGTCAACTGGAGGTCAGAACGGGTATTCGTCGGTGGTCTCGTACGCCCACTGCTCATCCTTCATTTCGACCAAGCGGAACACCTCCAGCACGTGCCTGGCCTTTGGCGATTGGCCTCGGTCGGCTGGCCGCCAGTGCCAGAAATCGGCCCCATCGACCAGCGGCTTCAGTTTGATAAGGGGCTGTTTGTGCCTACCGCCCATCAGCGGGATCAGCGTCCGGCGGGCCGCTGGCCAGGACCAGTTGCCATTCATGTGCCAGCAGTCTGAGCTCGGCACTCGGTATGGTTCGTCGAGGTCGGCGCTGTCGACCCAATCGCACAAGCAGGCGTATTCCTGGCCAGGCGCCAATATTCGCCGGTCGATCTCGGTCAGCAAGTCGTCCACTGCGTCCCCTCTCGTCGATTGGGGCCGATGGTATCAGGGTGGTGACCGCACGTCAACCCCCGGGATTGACACCACGGCACACGGCGTGTTGTTGTGGGGGATAACGAGAGGGGAGATCCCGTGACCGTTGAATACGCCGTGGCGACCTGCACTCACCAGAATTGCGATTGGAACGACGCTGAACCGCTGGCCGACATCCGGGCCACCGAGCACAACGAGGCGACTGGCCATCTGGTCTTGGTCGGCATCACCGCGCACATCGGAGCGTTGGATGCTGCGTGAACTGAATCGTTTGGGCGGCTGGCTGACCGGCTGGCTGGATGAGCTGCTTGGTTACAACGAGGTTCCTGACCCGGATGCCGACGACTGGATGGAGGACTGATGCCACAGCCCGAGTACGAGCCCGGCGGCCTGGAGCGCAAACAGTGCGGCGACACGAGGCCGCACCGTGCCCACACTCACACCTGGTTTAACGACAACGGCTGTGGACAGGTGTACGAACCGGCCCGGACCGTCCTGTGTGAGGGCGTGCAGGACAGGTCCTGCCGTTCCTACACCTGCAACTGCGTCGGCGGATCGCAAGACCGAAACCGGTGCGAGTACCGGACCTTGGCCGATGCGGTGATCGAGAACCTGCCGACCAGCGACGGCGACAGCGCTGAGGTGTCGCTGTGCGTCGATGCCGTGGACGCAGTCGGGGAAGCCCTCCGGCTGTTCCGCACGCCCCCGGGGGACGCGTGATGGGGGGCGGGTTCCTGGAGGCCCTCCGTCGGCTTTCGGACGCCATCACAGGGTATCGCCCGGAGGAGGGCCGGTGAACATCTATCCGTCGCCGGATGACCACGGGCTGGGCCTGGGCCAGGTCACCTCGGTAGACTTCGTCGTGAGCGGCACGCGGTTCATGCGCTGCCAGTGGGACGGCGCCATCTTGCAAGCCGGGCTGGTCGCGGTCCATGGCCCGTGGGACAGCCCTGAACCCGAATACGGTTCGCACTGCCCGGTCTGCCACTGGGAAATGACCTGGTGAAACGTGACGTGGTTCGGGCGGTGTTCTTTGCGTTCCTGGTGGCCTCGGCCGTGTATCAGTCGTTTTGGGGGGACGGCTGGTCGGCTGCGATATTCGGCGTCTTGATCGGGCACCACATTCTCGCCCCCTGGGTGAACGGAAGGCCGAGCTTGTTCAGAGATGGGGAGAAACGAAAAATGACAGAAAAGATCACCGACTGGTGGGGCAAGCTGGTGGTGGCCCTGGACCGTGCTGAATATGAAGTACTGGCCAAGAATGACATGAAAGATCAGACCATCATCCAGCTCAAGGACGGCTCGGTCTACTCGATCGAGCGGCTCGGCGCCACCTTGCGCGACGAATAGAGCGACCCCCGGTCCGCCTTGGGTCTTTCGGGCGGTGTCCCACGCGGAACCGGGGGTCGCAGCTTGTTACTGGCGAGCCAGCACGTCGGTCATGTATTCACGGGCGGACAGGGTATCGGTGATCACGGTGGTGTTGTCGACAGCGGCCCGGCGGTCCAGCTCAGATTCACTCATACCACCGATCGAATCACGTCTTTGTCTCAGTGTCAACGGATGCCGGAGGATCGAACGGGCTGCCCTCGTCGTCCTCCCAGCCCATGTCCTCGGGCCAAAGCACGTCCGTGTCCCGCCACTGATTGGCCTGCCAGAACTCGACCGAGGTGACCGTCTTGCCGTCGTTGCCGAACTCGAATTTCCGCACTCTGGGGCAGGCCCGGAGGTGCAGGCCACCGCACCAAGTGCATTTGCCGGACCGCCACTGCTGGCGGGCCACCGCCTGCTCTTCCTTGGTGAGCACGTCCGTCTTTTCCGGTCCCGTTGGCCCGGCGAACGGCAACGGTTTGCCGTCTTCAAGGCCCACCGCGACTCCGGGCATCGCCCGTTCGCCCCTGCGTGGCGGCCTGCCGGTGCTGGGTGTCGGGTCTGTCATTGCTTGCCGCCTGTCGATAGGATTGTCTGTATGCGATGTGATGTCTGCCGGACCGTCGGTCCGACTGTTGTTTATCGGGGCAAAGAAGTCTGCTCCGTGAGGTGCGAGGACGCTCTGGACGACCGCGAGGTCTGGCTGGATCCGGTCGACCTCACGGTCGATTCGTGGATGGGCTCGCTACCCAAGTCCCTGCGCGGCATGGATTAGCGGAACCAGGATCCAGAAGAACAAACCCAGCGGCTCCAGCCAAAGCGGCCTGGCTGGCGGGTTCGCCCCGCCAGCCGTGCCGTAGCCGAACGCGGCGGCGATGAAGCAGATCGCCCCCAGCAACAGCAAGATGAATTCGATCACGTTCATGCGACGGCTCCTTGGATCGTGTTCCGGCAATGCGGGCAATAGTCGCGCCCCTCGACCACGGCGAACAACCGCTCGCATTTGGTGCAGGTCAGGTGTTTGTACATCCCGGCCCAGGTGTCACCGCCCAAGCGGAACATTTCTGTGAATGCCCAGACAAGCGCATCCATCCGGTCGGGTGAGTCCAGGTCGATCGGGGTCCAGTCGCACATCTGGTCTTCCAGCGTGGCGAACGTGCCGACGTGATGAATCCGGTGCTGTTCATACAGCGCCGACACGGGCTCGGCCCGGATCAGTTTGCCGCGCGTCGCCCGGACCGACCGAAACGGCACGTCCGAACTGATCGCCCGGATGCCCGTCTCGATCCAGTCGCCGCCGTTGTTCGCCTCACCGACGATCACGTCACCGTTGAATGCGTTCAGTCCCTGGATGGCCCGTCGGATCGCGGTGTTGGGGCTGCCCTGGAGACTGAAATCCCCGAGCACATATCCGTGACCCTGTGCGTCCATGCCGCATATGACAATGCCATATTCATCGCCGTTGGTGCTGGCGGCCGGGTCGAATCCCACCACCACTCGCACCAGGTCCGGAACGTCGTCGAGGTGGCGCAGCCGATCCTCGTCGATCTGGGACCGTTTCCAAAGCGCGCCTTCGATGTCTTCAAGTAGCTCACCTTCCAGTTCCTGCCTGCCCAGCCTGGTCCCGCCGTACCGGGCTTCCAAACCTTTGAGGGCGGCTTCACTCAGGTTTGCTTTGTTTTCCCATGTTGACCCACGGGTATAGAACACTGAACCATCGTCCAGCTTCATCAGGAACTTGATCAGCTTGGTCGGACGGGGCGTCGTGGTCACCACGACCCTGGGCTTCTCGCCCTTCCTCAGGGCCGGGATCAGCCCCTCGTGCCACGTTTCCTCGTATCGCCACGAGCCAAGCTCCTCGCACCAGGCACCCCAAAGGTTGGCGCCACGAATTCGCTCCGGCTGGTCGGCGGAGTAGCCGTAAATCGTGGCACCATTGGACAGCTGGATCTGAAGCTCGTTACGACGATAGTTGACAAGCTCCCCGGGCTGCAGGTGGTGCAGGACCCCGCTCGACTCTTCAATGCAGGTCTTCCTCACGTCACGGAAGGTCGGGGCGATGATCGCCCATTCGCTGTCTGGGTGCTTGAGCGCCTGTTCCAGGATCCAGTTCGCGCCGGTCCAGGTCTTGCCGAACCCGCGCCCAGCCATCAGCATCCAGATGAGCCAGGGTTCTTCCTCCGGCGGGGGCAGTTGCTTCGCGCGTGCCAGCGTCCGCCAGTTGCGGTTCACGCCCTCGCTATTGGACAACCGCTCCAGGGTGGCGGCTGCCCGCTCCAGCGACGATATCGTCCGCTGTTTGGTCAGTTCGTAGAATCTGGCCAATTCACTGCACTCGCCTCAGGTGCCGACCGACCTGTTTGCGGGCTTCCCGCTTGATGGTCTCGTCCACGCCCAGCTCGTTCAGGGTCTGCAGCAGCGCCTTGGTGATGATCTCGGCCTGTGCCTCATCGATCGCTGCCAGCCGGTCGTCGATGTTCAGCTTGGCGATATTGACAAGAACGGACTCACACCTGGCCATCGCCCGTTCCCACAACACGACCTCGGAGCGAAGCTGCTCGGTTCCGTCTTTGTTGGTGAACCGGATGTCGCCCTCGTCGCGCCGATAGATCACGACCCCATCGGCGTCCAGCACCGCCATCGGCCGGTCGCCATCGTCCAGCTCGGTCATGATGGCGTTCACCCGCTCGGCCATCGCGTTCTTCCAGGCCACCGCCTGCCCGGCCAGCATCGCCAGTTCCAGCAGCGGGTTTTCGACCGGCTGGGTGTCCAGCCGGATCAGCAGCCTGTTGGCGTTGCGCTCGACCAGGACCTCTTTGTATTTGGCCGCCACCGCCGGGGTGGAACCCATGTGCCGGTAGCAGGGTCCCACCCCCTTGTGGTCGGTGCCGTAACCGGCCGGGTTGCCGCAAAACCCTTCGCTGCCAGCCCGCTTGCTGCCCTTCTTGGCACCGCATTTGGGGTGGTCGCTGGGCAGCGGTTTCCCGTCCTCCCCCCGACGCACAATGTCTCCATCCATGAGGCTGATTGTACCAGCCTCAGCCGCTCCGTCAAATCAGCTGTTTTGCTCGCTCCACCGCCGGGTGGTTGTCCCGGATCTTGGCCTGATACCGCGACACCGTCCGCACCGACCGCCCGATCCGTGCCGCGACGTATTCGGCGTCCAATCCGCCCATCGGGCCTCCATACGCCGCGCGATCGGTCGCCAGCACCCGCAGCAACTCCGCGATGCCCTCGATCACGCACTCGTACGGCTTCACCTCGCCCATCGGCAAAATGTGGTCCGGCTTGCCCTGGCCGTGCCAGGTCCGGTAGCACCCTCCGCATAGTGGAGGTTCCCGGTAGTGCAGCTGCCTCGTCCGGTGGCACCGACCGCACAGTTTCAGCGGCCCCTTTCGCCGCTCGGTCATGACCCAGACGACCCCCACCCGTTCGTGCCGCGCTGATGGGCACTCACCATGAACTCGTCCACCGACCGGGGCTTGAACTGCGGTGCCAGGTTCGGCATGATCAGGAGCTGTGCCAGCCGCGTTCCGGCCGGAACCAGCGTCCCGCCAGGATTCGAATCGATCATCAGTGCGCTCACGCCCAGCTCGCCCCGGTAACCCGGGTCGATGATGCCGGGCAGCACGATGATGCCCCATTTCTCGAAGGTGGAGCTGCGGGCCACCACCCAGCCGAACACATCGGCAGGCAGTCCCACCGCCACCCCGCACGGGATCTTGGTCCAGCCGCCCGAGTCCATATGAACGTCGGTGGTGGTGACCAGGTCCAGCCCGGCATCGTCCGCGAAGGTCCGGTCCAGGGGAGCGGGATTCGTGCCGGGTTCGTCCCCCGCCAGCTTGTACGGCAGATCCCGGCTTGCAGCCGGGGTTGCGCCCCGAAGACCCTGACTGAACGCGTAGCTCAGTGCGTCCGCCCGGTCGTTGCCCGCGATGTATGGCACGGTCCGGTGGGGCTTGGCCAGCGCCCTGTCCAACGCCGATTTCAGGACGGCGCCAGTGTCTTCCGCCGGGAAACCGCGTGCCTCCTCCAGTTCACCCTGCAGCCGCTGCAGGATGGTCGTCCAATCCGGGTTGCGAATCCGGCTCACCAGGGGGTTGGCGTCCAGCACCATCGAGTCGGCGTCCCCGATCACGATGGCGGGCTTGTCGTTTGCGGTGTGCATCTCGATCTCGGTCGGCACGCTCACGCTGGCCACGCCCGCTGGCAGCCAGGCCATCAATACCGTCGCCTTGCGCAGCGCCATCCGGTTCATCGCGTCCAGCGCCGCCGCGTTTTCCAGGAACGAGCTGCTGTTGGTG